CTGTAATCATCTTCAAGTGCTCCTAGCCAACGTTCATCGTTCTGAATAGCAAACCGTGCCAAATCCAAAGATCCTTTCGTACACGAGTATGGCCAGTTCTTGTATTTATCATACAAAGAAACCTGGCGATGACTGGTGTCGAGGTTGGATCCTGGACCATGACGTGACCAAAGCGTCAACTCCTCGGACTCAGGTAATTCTGAGCCGAGAACCTTTTGCAGAAACTCTCGCGCGTAAGTATAACACGCGAGCTCAGTATCATCGTCTAGGAATGCAAGCTTCTTTGAATTATCATTGAAGAACTTACATGCTAGTTCTGCTTCCTTAAATTTCTTAAGGGCAGCGGAACGTCGCTTTTCGCGATCGCCGGTGAACTGAAATTTCTTTAAAAGGGCGGAGATTTGATACCTCGCAAACAATTCTGAAGCGGTGTATCCTACGAGGGTAATACTCTGTGGCCCCCATTCCTCTGATAGTAAGAAATATTGTTCGACATCACGATTCCTCACGATGCTACGAACAAGTTTCAGACTATCTGGATCGAGGAAATCTCTGAGGTCTTCAACTAACTTGCCGAGGACTTGCCAGGGATAATCCTTGGGAAGTTTCACCTTAACAACTTGGTTAAGGTCTCTTTTCGACGTGCTACGTTTCATAGCATTCTCCGTTTAGATTTGTTAGACTTTCCGCCTTGTAACCATCTCGGTATAGATGATCGAAATGATTTGAACAAGTATTTCAACAATACGAGTCCATTTCATTAGAACCACCCAACCTTGATTAAGGTTATGATGCCTGCGACCATGAGGATTACCTCAAGAGGAGATAATCTCATGGCTTTAGACCATCAGCTGAATGTTCAACGCGTCCATAACGGAGTCATCGTCGAGTGCGGCAAGAGCACGCTGGCGCAGATGTTTAACGTCTGTAGCAGCAGTGCCCACCGGGATGGAGAAAGAAATCTCCAAAATCATCGGTGCGGCCAGCGTAGTGGAAGAATCCACACCGCTGACTTCCACATCGTCAGTGAACTTCACTGCCGATTTGGCAACGCCTTTGAAATTTCCGGTACGGGTTGGTTGAGTACGATACAGGGTGAGGGAATCCCGGGAATCCGGGGTATGGCCACTCCCAATGTAAGTCGTCCGGTTCTGAGTTTCCTCATACCGGTTATAGACTTCATTCGTAGTACTTCCGCTGTTTGCGATATCAACCGCAAGAGTGATGGTGTTCGGTTGCATGGGGATACTCCTTTGTACGCGCTCGTCATCTGAGAACTTTTCTCAAAATGATGGCAAGGTCGGCTACCTTCCATGCATCCAGGTTGATATCAACCTGGGGAACAAAGGAAGGCGTTGGGTTAACCATACGTTCGAGGACCAATTCCTCGCGCTTTTGGTACGAGTCTCCGGCGGTGAACTGTATAACAGTTCCGCCATTAGAGACCGTAGGCCAAGTTGAGCGTACGTTGGATAACCACGATTCTGAGGTAAGGGTCTCTTTGACCGTTACCCACGAGGCGAGCTGGTTCACACCAGCTTTCGGAGCGCGAGCCGCAACAATATCACCAAGGTTGCAAAACCAATCGACTATGAAACTAAAAGGGAGTAACTCCCAAATAGCTTCAGGTAGTCGATCAGCACCCCAAGGGGTCATTGCTTCGATGGTAACATCGCACAACTCGCCTGCTCTGGCAGACACAGTATAAGAATACTTCTTGTTCCAATTACCACGAATGTGGCTCTTGTAAACAGAAATATCCGGACCTGTGTAACTGTCAGACATGCTATCCTGCGCGTAACCTTTATACGTCTGACGAATATGACCTCTCTGTTTTTCCAGAGCAGCCAATAAGCCAGTCGCATCATAGTATAGCGGACGGATAGCATACCGGTATTCCATGTAACGGTCCTGCAATTCCCTGAAAGAGAGTTCTCGACGCAGCTTACGGCCATCCAAT